CCAGGACTGGTCGCAGGCGCTGGTGGCCTCGTTCGTCTCGATGGCGGAAGAGAAGCTGAACTCTAGGCTGCGCATTGGCCAGATGATCGCCACCAGCCAGAACACCGTCACTTGCGGCTGCGCGCCGCTGCCGGGCGACTGGCTGGAGACGGATCTCCTCTTGATGGCCAGCGCCTCGACCCCGACCGGCTGGGTGCCGTTGACCTACAAGGCGCGCGACGAGTTCTTTCGCCTGCCCGCCACGCCCTATTCCGGCACCTATGTCCAGAACTACAATTCGACCTGGCTTAATTACACGATCGAGGGGCTGACGATCTATTTCGGCGGCGCGCCCGATGAGGTCGAGGGCACGCTGTTTCAGATGAATTATTTCCAGCAAGTGCCGGTGATGGCGACGGTCGGGTCGAGCTGGGTCTACACCAATTATCCCTCATTGTACCTCTTTGCCGCGTTGATGCACGCTGGTTTTCATGCGGTCGGCGAGGAGCAGGGGGCGCTCACGTTCGGGCAACAGGTCGACAAGCGGATTGACGACCTCAACGCCGCCTGGCTGCGCGCCAAGGCGTCGGGTTCACGGCTGAAGCGCACCCGGGTGAGATCGTTCGGATGAACGACCAGTGGATCCCCGGCCCGCCCGTTAAGCCGCCGACGTGGACGGTCAATCCGCTGCCGCCGTCGAACGACTGGAACGACACCGAAGGCTGTTCCGCGGTCAGCGGGCCCTCGATCGTTGACGGCGTGGTCATCACCGGCGTGCCGGCGACGGTCAGCTCGCTGTACTGGCAGGTCAGCCTCAACGACGGCGGCGCGCCGCCGAACTTCGCCATCAACCATCTCAACGGCGCCGGCGCCGTGCTTGGTCCGGCGCTGTCGATCTCCGGCGCCGATCTCTCGGCCACCTTCGCCGGCCCGGTTTACCTGGCCCGCGATCCGGTCGAGCCGATGGAGGCGGTCACCCTCGAATATCTGGAGGCGCATGCGGCGGGGGTCGAGGAGGTTCCCGACAACCAGACGTATGGGCGCACGTTAGGGGCCTGGAACCTGGTCGTTCCGGCGAGCGGCGGCGGTTACACCGGGGTGGTTACGCTGGGCGCGGGCGGCGCGGTGACGTCAGGCGCGCTGCAATTTTATGGCTCGGCGCTGCTTTACATGCCCACGGTGGCGCAGCTGCAGATCGGCGGCGGCTCGCTTGGCCAGGTGCCGGCGACGGACGGCAACGGCAATCTGTCGTGGATCACGCCGGTCACCGGCGGGCCTTATTTGCCCATTGCGGGCGGCACGGTCACCGGAAGCCTAACGGTCAATCAGGTTCTGACTGTGCAGGGGCCGAACAGTCTGGTGCTCAACGCGCCGCTCAACAATCCGCGCGCCATCCTGGCCCAGGCGGCCGGGATCACCCGCTGGGTGATGAACCTGGGCGATCAGACCACTGAGGGATTGAACAACGTTGGGGCGAATTTCAGCCTCCAGGCTTACTCGACGACCGGGGTGTCGCTCGGCACTTGGCTGAGCATCGCGCGCGCCGACGGCGCGACGACCTTCAATGGCTCGGGCGTCACCATTGCGGGCGGCCTGGCGGTCAACGGGCTCTTGGCGCTCGCCAGCCCGAACAATCTGGCGATCTACGGCGGCGCGGCAGGGCAGTTTTTACAGACCAACGGCGCGGGAATTCTATCTTGGGCCCCAGTGCCGCCGAGCGGCATCCCCGACGCTCCGACGGATGGAACGCAATACGGTCGTCAGAGCGGGGCGTGGACGCCCATCTCGGTCTCGGGCGGGCCTCCAGTCATCATTGCCGCTACACCCCCTTCAGCGGCCTCCGCAGGCGATCTATGGTGGGATAGCGTCGGCGGGCAATTGTACGTCTATTTTACGGACGCCAATTCCAGTCAATGGGTGATTGCGGTCAATGCGGGTTCAAGCGGCGCGGGCGCCGGCGCTTCCATCTCGGTTGGCGCGACCCCGCCGGTCAATCCGACTGTCGGCGCTTTGTGGTGGGATGCGGTCGGGGCCCAGATGTATCTCTGGTTCAACGACGGCAACAGTTCACAATGGGTTCCGACGACCAATCAAATGGCCGGCGTGTCGCCCGCTTCGACCACGGTCCTGGGCGGGGTCAAGGTCGACGGAACGTCGATCAAGGCGGCGGCGGACGGCACGATTTCGACCGTGCTCATCCCGATGGGCGACAACAGGCTCATCAATGGCGATATGCGGATCGACCAAAGAAACAACGGGGCGAGTGGGACAGTAGGCGGCTACACAGTTGATCGATGGGGCTTCGCGAACACGGTTGCGGGCAAGGGAGCGTGGGGGCGTAACTATGGCAATGCAGTCACGATTAATCCGACAGGGTTCCTCTACTATCTCGGGTTCCAATCGTCGTCGGCCTACACGCCGTTGGCGGGCGACACGTTCGTTTTTTATCAAATCATCGAAGCTGACATGATCGGCGATTGTGCTTTCGGTCAGCCGAACGCGCAGCCGCTTACTTTGTCGTTTTGGGCCTATTCTAGCTTAACGGGAACATTTAGCGGTTCTCTGGCCAATTACCCCTCGCCACCTACGCGATCGTATCCTTTCACCTTCTCGCTCCCGGCAGCGAACACCTGGACGAAGATCGTTATCATCATTCCCGGCGACACGGCCGGAACGTGGATCTTGAGTGGCAACGCCGCTTGGGGCGTGGTTCATTTCGATTTGGGCACGGGCGCGACCTATCGCGGTCCTGCGGGTGCGTGGGCGTCTGCCAATTACAGTGGCGCGACCGGCGCGGTTAACACTGTCGCGACCAACGGTGCCTATTTCCTTTTGACCGGCGTCAAGCTGGAGATCGGTTCGGTAGCAACGCCGTTCAATCGGCAGTCGCTTGCCAAGTCCTTGGCGGATTGTCAGCGGTATTATTACAGTGGGCCTAATGAATACACTTCTGGATGGGCCGATGCTCCCTTAGTTATATACGATATTAGAGTGCTTAAGCAGTCGATGCGGGTAGCTCCCACAATTACTATAAACGCTAATCATTATGACAATGCGACAGATATTGGATTAGGGAGCTCAACGACAGATGATTTTTTAGTCGTACTTACGGCGGCTACCACAGCTAATATGGCTGGCGCTTGGTATACGTACACCGCGGACGCGGAGCTATGATCGACTTTCCCGCCAGCCCCACCGTCGGCCAGGCGTTCGTCGATCCGGCGACCGGCCTGCGATGGGTGTGGGACGGGACAAAATGGAAGGCGAGCGGCCTGGCGACGCCCCCCTTGCCGGTGGCGATGAACGACAACCGGCTCATCAACGGCGACATGCGGATCGATCAACGTAATGGGGGTGTGAGCGGGACGGCGGTTGGGTATACGATTGACAGATGGAATTATCAGGGGGCGCAGCCAAGTAAAGGAGGGTGGCAGCGACTTCCTTCTGGGGCGCTGTTGCCTTGGTTTCCCTATTGCCTCTCCTTTACTTCATCATCGGCTTATGTGTCGTTAGCGACTGATTTCTTTCAGTTTCAACAGCCTATCGAAGCTGACATGGTCAGCGACTTCGCTTGGGGAACGGCAAGCGCGCAGCCGGTGACTTTGTCGTTCTGGGCTAATTCCAATCTGACTGGCATGTTCGGCGGTTCGGTTAAAAACGCCGCTGGTACTCGTTCTTATCCCTTCAGCTTTTCGCTTCCGACTGCGCAGACTTGGACGAAGATCGCCATCACTATCCCTGGCGACACGGCCGGAACGTGGGTGATGTCCGGCAATGCAGCTTCGCTTTATCTCCTCTTTGATCTTGGGACAGGTTCGACTTATCGCGGTCCCGCCAATGCATGGGCTGGGACGACTTACAATGGTGCGACTGGCGCGGTTAGTGTCGTCGGAACGAATGGCGGAACCTTCTCTGTCACCGGCGTCAAGTTAGAGATCGGCAGCGTAGCAACGTCCTTCAATCGGCAGTCGCTAGCCAAGAACATGGCCGACTGCCAGAGGTATTATTCTGTTCTTGCGCCGCGTTTTGATGGCTATGGCGCTGCCGGAGTATCTGCAAGTGTGCCGATAACATATCCAACAACTATGCGGGCAGCGCCAACTATTACGTTTCCAAGTTCTGCGTATACTAATTGTAGCGCCCTCTCTGGAACTAATATTCAGACAACCGGAGCTGTGGCGTATGTTACTGTTACGGCGCTTGGCGCTTTTAATTGGTCGCCTAGCGGCGGCATGATCATGTCAGCGGAGCTTTGATCATGACCCCTACGCATGCTTGACTTCCCCGCCAGCCCCACAATTGGCCAGCAATTCACCGCTGCGGGCGTGACCTGGATTTGGGACGGCGCGAAGTGGTTGCCGAGCGGCCTTTCCCCCACCGTTGCGCCGGGGATCAACGACAATCGCGTCATCAACGGCGACATGCGGATCGATCAACGCAATGGGGGTGTGAGCGGGACGGCGGGAGGCTATACCGTTGATCGATGGCAATACGGGACCAATGTAGCAGGTCATTTTGTTTGGCAGCGTGTAGCAGGACCAGCTTCTTCTGGGTTTCCTTATTGTTTGTTGCTGACTTCACAGGCTGCTTATGCGCCAGCTGCGAGTGATGGATTTGCTGTTTATCAAGCCATTGAAGCCGATATGGTTAGTGACCTTGCGTGGGGAACCGCAAATGCGCAGCCGGTTACCTTGTCGTTTTGGGTATTCTCTAGCCTAGCCGGGCTATTTAGTGGATGCGTCAGAAATTTTGCTGCGACGCGATCCTATCCGTTTTCCTTTAATCTTTCGGCAAGCTCTTGGACTAAGGTAGCTATTACCATCCCTGGCGACACGGTTGGGACGTGGGTGATGTCGGGAAACGCCGCGTCGGTAACTGTATTATTTGATCTTGGCAGCGGCTCAACCTTGCGTGGTCCCGCTGGGGCGTGGGCTGGAACGACCTACAACGGCGTGACCGGCGCGGTCAGCGTTGTTGGAACTCTCAATGGGCAATTTGCTGTGACCGGCGTCAAACTTGAAATTGGCTCGGTCACAACGCCGTTCAATCGGCAGTCGTTGGCCAAGTCTATGGCCGATTGCCAAAGGTATTATCAAAATACTACCATGGCTTGTCGATCAAATGCTCCGGCAGCTGGTGCCATTTATTGTAGTTCCGTTGCCTTCGCTTGCATGAGAGCCATACCGACAATAACTGCTACCGGCGCGGGAAGTCCTAGCAACATTAGCCAAGCCATCCCAGCCGCTGATAGTCCACAATCAGGGTACTTCACCATCGTTTCGGCTGCCGCTGGCGATGCTTATGCTCTCGATTATGGTTATGCCCTCTCCGCGGAGCTTTGATCATGACCTATAGCCAAGTCTGGGATCATATGAACAACAAGCCGCACGACAGCCTCATCGTGCGCGATGAGGACGGCGCGTTCATCCCCATGGACCCGGACAATATCGACTGCCAGGATTACCTCGCCTGGCTCGATGGGGGCAACGCGCCCAAAGCCGCCGCGCCGCCGCCGACGCTGTTGCCGGAAATCGCGCCGGTCGAGGACCGCGTCGCCGATCTTGAAACGAGGGTCGACGCCTTGGAGAGCGACGATGGCCGCCACACAAACCCCTAATTACGGCTGGACTCAGCCCGCGGTCGGCGGCGATCCGACCACCTGGGGCAC